CTATACTCTCTGCATTTGCCACTTTGAACGGATACCTATAAAATGCTTTATACTTTAAATCATCTACTGTTTTTATTTTATTATTTTTAATCATATATAAAGCTTTATCCCAACACATGTCTTTCAATGCATATGGCACAGATATTACATCTTTTTTTGCATCTAATAATCTAAAAGCACTCTCAGGTTTAAATCCTATATCAGAATCTATAAATAATAAATGACTCATACCACTTCGTAAAAAAGCAGATACACATAAATTTCTACCTTGTGTGACTAATGATGATTTATATAATTGAAATACTATTTTTGTTTTTTTCTTTATAGCTAGTTTTTGTAATTCTAACAAAGACTGTGTATAGTGAATACTTACTTCTGAATGAACTGGAGTTGCAACAAACAAACTATTCTCATTTAACTTTTCTCTCTCCTCGTCTTTATTAAACCAAAGTGGTTTAGAATTTGGATCGTTTTTCATGTAGTAGTCCCTCTAAGAAATTAGTCCATTCTCCTTTTCTTCTCTCCCAAGAATAAAACTTATTAAAAAATTGTTGTTGGCTTTTTAAAAACTGTGGCACAGAACCTTTATATAAATAAGCATTCACTTCATCAATAGAAAAAGCAAATAATTGTGCTAGTTGTTTATAGTCTTCAGTATAATTTATATAAACAGGCCACTCAGAGCAAGTTTCAAATAATGCACCATAGTTAGTAGTGATCATATGTAAACCTGAAGCTAAAGATTCAATAGCAGAAATACAAGATGTTTCTTCCCATATACTTGGAAAACAAAACACATCATAATTTTGCAATCTTTTTCTGATCTCATCATTACTCACATATCCTATGTAATTTACATTAGGTAAAGACTTTGCTTGATCATATAATTGTTTATATTGATCATCGTTTGAAGACTTAAACTGATCTCCATAAATTTGTGTGCTAGAGTAAACATCTAATTCCACATCTTTACTTTTTATTAATTGCATAGCCCCTAATAAAACATTAAGACCTCTCCATGGTGTTGAATGATAAATCATTTTTAATTTACCATTCCTCTTAAATTGTTTTTCTGGAAATGATTCAACAGCATTTTTAATTACGGTGCATCTGTTTGTTGGAACTTTAAACCTCATTCTAAATTTTTCATAGCACCAATGCGAATTAAAAACGTAATAATCATACTTTTTGTGATTATCTTTATTAGAAAACCAATTAATTAAATTAGGTTGATCGTATGAGTTTTGTTGCCAAAGTATATTAATTTTGTCTAAGCTTAATGGAATTTTCTCTGGTACAGAAGTTGTTATTAGAAAGTTATCCAATAAATTGTTATCTACGTACTTATATAACAGTTCGTATTGGATCTCAGTTCCTCCTAGAGGATTCATTTAGTATCGCTTTTACCACCAATTGAAGCTGGAGTGATTATAAGATCTTGTTGAAAATCTGCTGCAGTTGTATCTGTATTTGGATCTGCAACATCAGCATCAAACTCTGCTTTATCTTTATACTCTTTTCCAGTTCTTTTATGTTTAATTTTTTCTACTGCGTGTGCTGGTATTCTTCTTATTTCCATATTATCTCCCTTGGCCTCTATAGCCGTATTTCTTAATACTTCTTTTTTTATGTTTATTCAATCTTTTTGTATGCCTACCTGGTCTTTTTTTTGGTGTTCTTTTTGTATAATTATTAACACCATATTTAGGTTTCTTCTTAGCCATTTTCCTGTGATCTATCTATTTGAGCATAACTTATAACCCCTTGAATTTCATTTGCAGTGCCCGCTGTCATTTTTAATGAATCTCCCTCCTCAAGCACTAAGGTGTGATTTATTATATCAACAACATCATTTGCAGGTATTGCTTTGTTTCTAATTCTAAAAGTGGTTGAAGCTGAACTATCTGTAAACTGCACCGATAGATTTACCGGTGACCCTGATGCATTATCTATTTGTATTTGTTTAATTAAACATCTTGCTGATGTTGGTGATGTTAATACAGTAGTTGTGTCTGTTGTTGATAGATTAATTCCTGCGTTTTTGTATTGTATTGTCATGATATAAACCAGTTAAAAGTTGATTGTTCATTTTTTAAGTCTTGCTGATAAGAAGTATTTAATTGTTGCTTAACGGTATCTAAAGATTGTAACACCTGTCTTTGATTTTCAGGTTGATAAGTTTCTTTAGGTTCTGGAATGTATGCCGTAATTTTTGCCATTATCTTCTACCATCAGGTTGTACATCGGCTCTAAAAGTTCCATATCTCCAAGATTGTCCTGTNCTTGTATTTTCTATTTTCAAACTAGCTGCTCTTCCTCTGGCTCTGGTATCAACCTTTTGAGTAGATGATGAAATTGTAAAAGGACCTAAAGGTGAGGACGCTGCTGTATCTACAGGAAAATCTTTTAAATTTATTGTAACACGTGCATCCCCTGTTATTCTTTTAAAGTCTGGAATGAATCTTCTAATTTTTGTAAAAAACTCTCCGTTACCATCTATGGCTAATTGAAAGTCACCTGATTGAACATTAGCTAATATAGCAGTTGTTCCTGAACTATTTACTTGATCAACTCCCTTTTCATGTTCATAAAATGTAGTGGCACCATTTACATTGGTTACACCTTTTATTGTTGGAAAGGTTGGTGTCCCAGCTGACGCAAATTCAGTGGCATATGGGTGATCAAAAATCTGAGCGTCATAATAAGTTGTTCTNGCTAATGATCCTGTTGTCCAAGTATTTTCAGTGTAATTAAATGTAACGCTTCTATCAATATTNGTAGACCCTGATTTAGGGTAATACCAAGNNACCTCACCAAATAATGTATTATACCCAGCGTAAACTTTTTTAGCTTGATCAAAACTTATTCCTAAATCGCCAGTATTATTTGTTGTAAAAACAAAATCTTCAACAGTNCATGGTAGACTTTTTACTGTTCCATCATAAACAAAAAATCCACCTGAGTCAGCCATCCAATACACAACACCATCTGCATAAACAAGTGCATGCTTACCTATCAAACCACAATTAGAACCAACTTTTCTTATAGAGAAAGTGAATGGTGGTCCAACAAATTGAGAAATGTAAGCTGCAGTATCGGTTAGTATAAATATATAGTCCTTACCTTTAACAGCACCCCTTATTTCTGTACCATCATCTAGTTGAAAAGTTCCAGCAGTATTTGTAGAGGTTGGTGCATAATCTGATATATCTTCTTGGTCTGAAAATCTTATAAACATTTTATCTTGTGATGCTGTATCGCCTATTGTTGTTTCAGTTCCTAAATGAAACAAATGTCTATCTTGGTCCGAAACTATTGTCATGACAGTTGATGTCGGATTTCCTGAAGCCACCGCAGCTCTTGTTTGTGGAGCGTTCACATTTGCATTTATTGGTTCCCAAGTAAAAGTTTTACCATCTAAAACTGTGGCTACTAAAGTTTGTCCAAAATTATCTAAAGACCAGTCAGCAGAGGGTAGAACAACTGTACTTGCTGAAGAGGCTTCACCCCAACCTACAAATCCTGCAGTGTCTTCTACTATGGCACCATTTGAATGTGCTGATCTTGTGGACCCGCTTGCACCTCTGGTAATACCTGTTAGATCATTAGATGACTTGCCGGTGTACGTTATCAACTCACCACCTACTAATATTGTTCCAGATGTTGGAAATAATGATGCATCAGCTAAAGTAATGTTTGTTGCTGAGCCATTGTTACCTTGTGCGTCATCAGCTAATGAACCATTTAAAGTAGACGATATTGCACCAGCTAAACTTCCAGACCATAAACCTGTCCCCCATCCAAAGCCAAAAGTTTGATTTAGAGATCCAGGTCTTACGTAGGGATTAACAGACGCAGATCCAGAGGCAGACGCTGTGCCAGAGGAATTAAGACTCATTGTAATCGTAAAAGTATTATTGTCAGGCACCGTTACAACTTGAAAAGTTCCATTGAAATCGTCTGAAACAAAACCAGTTGGTGCTGACGAAATTGTGAATGTAAATAAATCTCCAACCTCTAAACCATGTGAAGTTAAATTTACAGTAACAGTTGGGGAACCACTCGAGGTGTTAAAAGTGGCACCAGTTAATGCAGCATCTAGTGGTGTAATATCATAAAACGCTTCTGAATAATAAAGTATTAAAGCTTTGTGTGTGCCTAAAACAACATATCTTCGTCCATCCAAATCAGTCCATTGATGCTGAGCTCTTGCTGCACCTACTAATGTGCTAGCAGTCAGTTGTTCCCAACCACCAATTTTCTCAGGCAATCCATATCTGAATCTTACATTATCTCCATCGATATACTGACCCTCAGCAGCTGTAGCAGTAATCTGTTTGTTAAATCCTGGTCTTATGTTCACAAAATTCAAAGGCATGATTTATTATAGTATATAAGAGTTGGCAAATCTACTTGTCTACTTCCTATTTTAGAAGTAGTTTATGTTTATATTTACTCTTATTTTCTTGTCTGTGCAGTTAGTGCTGTTATGTGTCTTTGAGCTATCAAACAGAAGCAATGTGTTTTCAACACTTTTTATTTTAACACCTCCATTTAAAACAGTATAACCATTACAGGTATTAAGATACAAGATGGCACCTTTGTGTTTGAAATCATAGTCAAGATGAGGTTTGTGAAAAATCAATTTTTCTGTTTTGTGATATAAATTAGCTTTTATTCTTATTAAAGATTTTACTTTTAATTTATCTACTAGAGGTTTTAAAAATTTAAAATAATGACTTGGGATGTGTTGATCATAAAACAAATGCGTAAAATATCCTTGTCCAACATCATCAGTTTCATCGGTAATTTTATGATTAAAATACCAAGGAAAGTTTTCACTTTCTAATACGTTTTTTATTGTTATAAAATCTTTTTTAGATAAGAAGTTATTAATCGTTGTGTATTTTTCTTTTGACATACCATTCTGGCAAACCAGGATGAGGTCTTCCATCCCAAACGTTTGTTGTGACTTGATCCGCTATATTATA